CCGTGGGGCCCTTGCCGATCTCGGCTCGATCCGGATCGAACTTCTGCGCCTCAAGAAAAAGGGGGGGGACCGTCTCCCCGAGATCGAGGACCTGCTCCGGGAAGGTGAAGACTTTACCCAGCAGCAAGCCAAGGCCAAGGCCCAACAGCAAGCCCTCTACAACTCCCCGGCGGCCCAGGAGGGTCGCCTTAACGACCAGCGTGAGCATACCCGCAAGCGTCTCTTTGGCGATGGGGGAGCGCATCTGCTGACCGTCCAGGCAGGCTTGATGGCCAACTACGCCATCCTCTCTGGCTTCCAGAGCCTGTTTGTGGGGGCAACCAACGCGGCTGTCCAGTTCGACCAGTCCCTGCGTCAACTGCAGGCGATCACGGCGACCACCAACAACGATATGGCTCGGCTGAGCGAGTCCCTGATTGGTGTCGCGCAGGGCTCCAAATTCTCCGCGGTCGAAGTGGCCAACGCTGCGGTCCTGCTCGGCCAGGCCGGTCTTTCCATCGCCCAGATTCAGGGGTCGATGAAAGCAATTATCACCTTGGCACAGGCTTCTGGCTCTGAGCTGAAGGACTCGGTGGATGTGGTGACGTCTGTCCTGGGGGTCTTCAACAAAGACGCTTCGCAGACGATGACCATCGCCAACCAGATGACCCAGGCGTTGAATTCGTCCAAGCTGGATATGCAGAAGCTGAGCCTCGGCTTGCAATATGCCGGTAACACGGCGGCCGACAGCGGCGTCAGCTTCGAGGAATTGACGGCAGCCCTCGGGGCCATGGCGAACTCCGGCATCAAGTCCGGCTCCACACTGGGTACCGGCCTCCGCCAGATCCTGATCGACATCCAGAAGCCCAGCCAGGCCTTCAAGGATACGCTGGATCGCCTCGGTCTGACCCTGAACGATGTGGATTTCCGTACCCAAGGCTTCGAGGGCGTGCTCCAGAACCTGAAATCGCACGGCTTCACGGCTGGGGACGCCTTCCAGTCCTTCGAGGTCCGGGCGGCGTCGGCCTTCGCGGCCCTCTCCAACAACACGGATGTCTTCCGCCAACTGGAGGAGGATCTGCGCGGAACCGAGGCGGCACTCGCCGCCAACGACGTCCAGATGGAGTCCCTCTCCAACCAGGCAAGCAAGCTGGTGTCCAACCTCGGCATCATGTCCTCGAAGGCCCTGCAGCCGATGCTGCTGCTGACCCGGGACTTGACCAAGAGCCTGGCCAATCTGGCGGTACAGTCAGAGAAGTGGGGAACCACCCTCAAGGTTGTGGGCACCGTGATCTCGTCGGTATTCCTTGGGCTGGCCGTGCGTGGTTTGGCAGCGATGACGGCAGGCCTGGTGGGGCTGGCAGGGGGGATGACTGGACTCTTTGTCAGCACCAATCTCTTGAACACCAGCTTGATCAGACTTATCGGGTCCGTCATTGTCCTGCGGACTGCCGGTCTTGGGGCAGCCCTGGTGACGGGAGCAGCCGGCGTCCTTGGGTTGACCGCAGCCCTGGCACCCCTGTTGGTTACCCTTGGGGCTCTTTACTTCGCCTTCCGGTCGGCTTCCAAGGAATCCGAGAAGCTCACCGAGGAGCTGGATCAGCAGAAGACCAAGCTGGCCGCCGCCAATGAGGGGTTCACTAAGCAGCGTGAGGCTATCGACCGGCTTGATGCAGCCTCGGCCCAGCTGCATGTCCGCCATGGCGCTCTGAGTGAGTCCCAGGACCTCCTCCAGAGCACTGTGAAGGAGCTGACGGCTCAGTTCGAGGAGAATGGGCTGGTCATCGACAACGTCGCCGGGAAGAGCGTGGACGGCCTGATCCAGAAGCTGGCCGAACTCCGTCAGGCAATGTCGGCCGAGTTCCTGATCAAGATCCGTGAGCAGTATCAGGCAAAGGGGGATACCCTGGCGCTTGAGGTCCAGCAGCGTGAGGCACAGGCCAAAGAGGCAGGCTGGGCCCTGGGTAAGATGGTGGGGGAAGCTGAGGGTAAGTTCTCTGCAGATCGACAGGCGTTGCTGCGTCAGGTGTCCCTCTTTGGCTTCGATGGGGGCTCAAACTACACATTACTCCCCGAGGGGCTTGCCGGGAGTCGTCAAGGCCTCTACGGGATGCGCGATAAGATGGCCTCGGATGAGGCAGCTGTCGAGGTCATCGACAAGGCCTTGCAGGTCCTTCAGTACGCCGAGAGCCGCCAGGGGAAGCTCACCCAGATCCAGGGTCTCCGCAAGGCAGAGCAAGCGGATACGGGCTTCGTTGGCCTCCAGGCTGCCGAGATGCGGCTCCCAGAGACCTCCGGTGATTTCTATGCCAAGTTGAGGGAAGTCCAGAGCGAATACTCGAACAAGAAGCAGGCCCATGAGAAGAACACCATGGGGTTCCTGCAGGTAAGCTCCGACTGGATGGCGAAGGAGATTGCCGAGGGTAACGCCGAGAACGAGAAGCTCAAGAATGAGACCTCGGCGGTCTCGCTCGCCCGTGTCCGCTACAACAACTGGAAGGTCGAAGTTCTGTCGGCGGAGAAGTCCAACCTCGACAAGGACTTGCAAGAGCAAAAAGGAGCGATGGCGAAGCTGGATCTGGAAGAGCTCAAGGCCCGCCGTGAGCGGGCCCAGAAGCAGCTTTCGGCGGCCAAGGCAATGTTGGGTACGGCCTCGACCGCGGGGCAGGTTTCCCAGGCGACTAGCCAGGGCCGTGGGGCCCTTGCCGATCTCGGCTCGATCCGGATCGAACTTCTGCGCCTCAAGAAAAAGGGGGGGGACCGTCTCCCCGAGATCGAGGACCTGCTCCGGGAAGGTGAAGACTTTACCCAGGAGGCCTTCAGCACGATCGTCACGACAGCCAAGGATCGTGTTGCCGCTGCGGTGAAGAACCTGAGCCGCGAGATCGAATCCTTCTCGTCGAACTCCGAGCGTCAGGACCTTCAGCAGTTCGTCTCGGACTTCCTGGCGATCCAGGGGGAGTTCCTCAAGAGCACGCTGGGTAGCCAGAAGGCCGCCCTTGGGGTCCTCCAGAGCAAGCTGGATGCGATGAACGGGGACTTCGCCAAGTATGGTGTGCCTGACCGTGCCCGCCGTGACCTGGAACTCCAGATCAAGGCCCTGAAGAAGCAGCAGGAGGAGGATCTGCTCATCCAGCTCAAGGCACAGGTCGATGACTTCTCGGCCACGATTACCACCCTTGGGGGTCGTCGGGCTGAGCAAGCTGGTATTGCTCAGGCCAAGGGCGGTGAGATCCAGGCCCTGCGTCAACAGGGCCTCAAGGCAGGGGGCTTGACTCCTGACCAGCTGGTGAAGCTGGATGATCTCCAGTCGCAACAGCAAAGCGCCAGCGCGGTGGTCGATGCCCTCGACGCCCAGATCTCGCGTCTGGAGCAGGATAACACCCAGCTGCGGCAGAAGCTGGAGGAACTGGGTGTGGCCATTGCTGGTCGTCCCCCCGAGGATCGACCGGTGGGGCGGATGCAGCAGGTAAAGAGCGCCCTCTCCAACGTCGGCCTGTCTCAGCAGGACAAGGAAGCCTCCCTGTGGTATGAGACCACCACGGCTGGTGTCAAAGGGTTGACCAATGGGTTAGCCGAGCTGATGACCCAGGCGCAACTGACGGGGCATACCACCTCGGAAGCCTTCCGGCAGATGGGCGTAAGCATCCTCCAGACGATGCTGAGCATCGTTAATGAGCAGATCGCCAAGCAGTTCGTATCGCTGATTTTTGGTGTGCAGAACGGAGCGGAGCCCTCTATCGGCAACTCGGCTGTCGCTACGGGGGCCAAAGCCATGTTTAGCGGTCTGGTATCCGGCTTCGGGGATATGTTCTCTGGAAACTTCTTCCGTAATGGAGGCCCGGTGCTTCGCCGTGCCGGCGGGGGTTCGGTTCCGGGGAACTTGGCCCGGGACTCCGTACCGACCTTGTTGATGCCGGGGGAGTTCGTCCTGCAAAAGCCGGCGGCGGATGCGCTCGGCGGGGACTACCTCAACAAGCTGAACGCCCAGACAGAAGCGACGATTCGTCAGAATGCAAGCAAGAGCCAGAAGGCGGTTGATGGTAGCCAGACGGCCTCTGGGGCGCCGAGCTTGGTGAACGTCTGGGTGGTGACACCTGATCAGAAGACGGGTATGAGCAAGGATGATATTATCGTCACCGTGGGCGACAACATCTCCCGCGGTGGGTCTCTGAAGAAGCTCATCAAACAGGTCCAGGTGGGGGGTTGATATGGGGGACGCTTTCGAGCCTGCGCTCCAGAAGAAAATGCTCAGCGTCCTGCTGGCCCCGGGGTACACCCTGGGGTTATTTAAGGGTAATGGGGGGACAGAGCTTACCGAGGTCGGTTACAGCCGACAACCGGTGACGTTTGCTGTTACCAGCTTACCCCCCATCCTTGCCCGGAACGCCATAACGGTTGTCTTCGGACCGGCGGGGAGCAACTGGCCGGAGATCACCCACATCGGGGTCTTCGACAGCACCGGCGCTCTCCAGTTCAAACGCAAGCTACTGTTGCCAATCACCAAGGGCCTGGGCGAGGTTCTGCCGGTGAGCCTGGGGGCGATCGAGGTGGGCTATGCTTGATAACCCCCCGTTGACCCCATGGGTGCTTGTCGACCCTGTACCGGTGTTTGACTTTCCCTACCATTCCTTCTCGGTGGCCTATCAGGAAGGGAACACTGTGGGCGCAACCGGGCTCAGCTATGAGTACGCCGCCCAGCAGGCTGCCAGTAACCCCGAGGCAAACCGACGGGGCCTGGTACTGGCCCCCCCACTCCGGGTCTTCACGCTCAACTTCCCCGGCCTGAAGTATTACCCGAAGGTTAGTGGGGGGGTAGACCTGCATGCGGACCCCCAGCTAAACCTTGCCCGGTTGGACCGCTTCTACCAGACCCACACCCTCGCTGACCAGTTCCTGTACCCCAGCGCCTATTATGGGGAACTGCTGGTTCGCTTCATGGAGCCGGTTGAGATCCCCTTTGGGGTTGCGGGGGGGCTAGGGTTCTCGGAAGCCATTACGGTCAAGCTGGTTGAGGTTCCGACCAGCTTGTTCAACAAGGGGGTCTCCTTCGCTCCGGAGAAACCCGCGGTGGTCAAGATCGGAACCCTTTGGACCTTCGACTTCCCCTTCCACCGGGTGAGCACGCAATACCGACCGGAATCCTCCGGCCTGCTATTTGGGGGGAACTATACCTTCCGTGCTGGGCGGTCGAAGCCGGAGCAGCGGACCTTCAAGCTCCAGTTTGAGGGCATGCGGCGTCGACTGACCCCTCTGGGCAAGGTAGACCTGGCTTCCGACCCCCAGCACAACATGGGGTGGCTGGAGTATTTCTACCTGCAGCATCGAAATACAGAGCCCTTCTACTACCCGCACCCGGTTTACGGTAACATCAAGGTTCGCTTCAAGACTCCTCCGACCTTTCCGGAGCCGCTTGTACGCGGGGGTGGCTGGACACAACCGGTCGAGGTGGAACTGATCGAGGTGATGTGATGCTCAATGGCGAAAATCTGGACGAACACCTTCGTCAGTCTCGACTGTTGCAACCCAGTCCCTATGTGGACTTTTTTGATATCCGGGTGAACCCGACGGTGCAGGCCACCCGTTTGTTCCTGACTACACACCCGGATATTGAGTGGAACGGCCAGAAGTGGTTGAACTTCCCCCTGGAACTCAGCGGGGACTCCCTCAAGACCGGAGGGGAGCTGGTTCGCCCTCAGTTGAAGCTGGGGAACCCCCAGGGTATCTTCTCGTATGCCATCTCGGCCAACCAGATCTATTCTGGGACGGTTCGCCGATACCGGGTTTTGCGGGCACACCTGGAATCCGGGGCGGTCTCATTTCTGACGAACTTCTGGGACATCGGCAAGGTGGCCAGCTTGAATCGGGACTACCTCGTGCTGGAGCTGCGCTCTCCTATGGACCGGCATGACTACAACCTCCCCGCCCGCCAGTTCTTCCCCCCCGAGTTCCCCTATGTCAAACTTAATTGAGCGGGTAAACCCCTACGTGGGGTTGCCCTATATTGATGGGCAGCAGGACTGTTACGGCCTGGTTCGCCGGATCTACCAGGAGCACTTTGGCATGCGCCTGCGGAACTACGCCCGACCGGTGGGTTTCGACCACTACGGGGTGGACCTGATCGAGGAGAACTTCCGGCGTGAGGGTTTCTCCGTGATCAACCTCCCCCTGACAGAGCTGGAACCTGGCGATGGTTTGCTATTCGCCGTTGCCTCCCGCATGATCAACCATATTGGCATCGTCACGCAGGGGGATATGTTCCTGCACCACCTCTACCAGCGGGTGTCCAGTCATGACGCCTTGGATGTCCGCTGGAAGAACCGTCTGGTACACGTCGTCCGGCACCCGGATGTTACCGAGTTCAACCAGAAGAACCGGGAGTCCCTGGACCTCCTCTCCCTGATTCCCCCCCACTTACGAATGAGGTTTGATCACTGATGTCAAATCCCATCATTGACCAGCTGGGTCGCCTCTGGGCCGCCGGCCGTGAGCGCTGCGGACTGATCCTGGACAACGGGTCAGTCATCGAACTCACCAATATCCACCCCCATCCACTGGAGGCCTTCGAGTTCGACGTCGAGGAATTCCACCGGTATCCCTTGGCCGTTGCCACTTGGCATACTCATCCGAGGACCACGGGGAACCTGTCAATTGAGGACTTCCACCTCTTTCTGCAACTGCACCGGCTGTGGCACTATATCGTGGGTCCTGATGGGGATATTCGTTGCTACCAGGTAGAGGACGGGAGGGTGCTGCTTCATGACAGTCCTGATCAAGTTTGAGGGATACCTGAAGGCGCTGTACCCCGAGGGGGTTCGCGTTGCCGGAAGGACCCCCCGTGAGTGCCTGGGGCTGCTGGCAACCTTTGTTGGCTTTCGGCCGGAGAGTGGCGTTCGCCATTACGTCAAGGTTGATGCCATTCAGTGCTATGCCTCCCTGGATACCCCGATGAGCAAGTCTGAAATGCTGATCACCCCGATGCTTGGGGGGGCAGGCGGGGGCAGCGCCCGGCAGATCGTAATTGGAGCCTTGCTCATCGGATTTGCCATGCTCACCGCCGGGGGAGCCGCAGGGGTGCTCCTGGAGGAGGGAGCCTTCCTGAACAACATGGTATTCAACATCGGGGTATCGCTGGTGCTGGGGGGGATCATGCAGCATCTGGCAAAGGCCCCGAAGGCTGACCCCACCTCGGGGGACAAGAAGAGCCGGTTTATCTCGGGCGCCGCCAATACTGTCTCCGCCGGGACGCCCATTTCCCTGATTTATGGCGGACCCATCAAGGTGGGCGGCCACTTCCTGACATTCGACGTGGATGCTGAGAACTATGTCCCAGAGTAAAGCGCCCCGCCTGGTCGGCGGTGGTGGGGGTAAGCCCCCTACCCGAACCAATACTGCCGACAACCTGTTCTCGCGTGACAAGGTTGAACTGGTGCTGGCGCTTGGGGAGGGTCCGATACTGGGGCTGGTGACGCCTGAAGGCCTCGACCCTTTGCCGGCCCCGACCAGCCCCAGCACCTATGACTTCCGCAGCTTCTTTGTGGGGGATGTTCCCCTCAAGCGCTTCAAGAGTGGGGCGGAGCCGGCTGTTGCCAATTTTCAGGACCTTTCCGCAGAGTTCTTCCCCGGTAGTGGCGATGGCGAGACGGTAACCCTGACCTTCGGGGGTCAGTCCAACAACACGGAGGTCGGGGTCACCTGTACCAAGCAGGAACCCTTGCGTCGGCTGACACCTCCGGAACTGCGCGGGAGGGTCAAGAAGATCGAGGTTCGCCTTGCCGTTACTCAGCTCTACATCGAGAACGACTCCGGGACGTTCAACAACGACCTGTTCTTCAATATCGAGTACAAGAAGTCCCGTGCTCCGGATGTCACCTATACCAAGGTAGTCCCGCTGGACCTCCAACCTGTGAACGGTCTACCTTACTGGGATAGCGTCAGTCAGCGCCTGCGAATCACGGGCAAGACCTCCTCGGGCTGGGCGCATGACTTCGTCATCACGCTACCGACCGTGGATCCCGACCCGACGGATGACTGGGAGATCCGTGTCACCAAGATCAGCCCTGACTACGACCCGGCGGAGACCCACACCAAGCACCTGGCCGAGTTCCAGTGGCAGTCCTTCCAGTCGATTACGGGTGGGGCTACCCTCACGCATAGCAACCTGGCGATGGTCCGGGTAAGCGGGAAATCCTCGGATCAGTTCAATAGCATCCCGCAGTTCACGAGCATCGTCAAAGGCCTGATCGTGAAGGTCCCAAACAACTACAACCCTGACATGATAGGGTTGGGGGCCTTCTCCCCGATCGCCTGGAATGGTGAGACCCTGAAGGATTCGTGGACCAACAACAACGCTCTGGTGCTGTATGACTTGGCGACCAATCCACGCTATGGACTAGCGGCGCATTCCCCAAGCCTGACCGTCAACAAAGCTGATATCTATGCCGCAGCCCTGTATTGCAACGAGTCCGTTGCCACCCGCGCCGGTGAGGTTCAGAAGCGCTATACCTTCACGGCGGAGCTGCGGGAGGTGCAGGGGGGCTTCAGCACGCTGGAGTATGTTGCCGGGAGCTTCGATGCCGTGATCTTTGATGACGGCAACGGCTCCCTACGGGTGAAGGTTGACAAGTGGGTCGAGCCGACCCTGCTTGTCACTCCGGAGTGCGTGACGGTCGAGCACTTCCAGTACAGCTATACCGATGTCACCAGTCGTGTGAACGACATTACGGTCTCCTTCCTCAACCCAGACCTGGGGTTTGTCGAAGACCGTCGCAACGTCAATGACCCGGAGCTGATCCGCAAGAACGGCCGGATACCTTTCGACTTCGTCGCCGTGGGCTGCACCAATGAGGATGAGGCGATCCGTCGGGCCATGTGGCGGATGCTGACGGCCAATCTCGAGACCTGTCTGGTGAGTTTCACTACCGCCCGGATGGGGCAAGCCCTGGAGCCCTATGAGATCATCTGGCTTGCGGACCCCAACATGGGTTGGTCACTCCAGACCGGCCGTATCGAGAAGTACCAGGCGCCGTATCTGTACACGCGGGATCTGTTGCAGTTCGACCCGACTACGCCGTTGACCCTCAAGATCCAGAGTTATCTGGGGCTGGTGACGGCTGACGTCTTCGTGGCGTCTCGTGGGGACAACCGCTTGTCTTTTGTCGGAGAGCCTCCCGCTGAGCTGCTTCAGTACCTCGTTCCGGAAGCCCAGTTCGCCCTGCTTGATGGGGACCATAAGTTGATGCCCTTCCGCGTGCTGGCTGTTGAGGCGGCTGAGACTGGTGGGTCGGAGTTGATGAAGGTCTCCTGCTCGCAGGTGAGCCTCGACAAGTACAACCACCCTCTCTTGGTGATCAACAACACCCGAATCATCAACATCACCTCGGACCAGTTCAACTACAATCTCTACAACGAGTATTTCGCCCGCTTTGGGGTCCCCTACTTGGGGTTGAACGTAGAGTTCCGTATCCTGGGAGACGTTCTGATCTCCAGCACGAGCGTCTCTACTCCCGGCTTGGATACCGGCGTCTGGCCGGAGGGGGTCGTGCCGAAGGTAGTCGTTGGTCAAGGGATTATCACGGGCCGGGGCGGTCGTGGGGCAGAGGGGGGTTCGGCCTATATCCATGTGCGGCCTGCCAGTACGAACTTCATCGCCTATATGGCTTGGGGAACCTCTCAGCGTGCTTTGGAGCGGGCCTGCGGTCAGGATGGCGGGCTGGCAATCCGCGCCAGGAGTCCGGTTGTTATCGACCTCAGCACCCATCCCCTGGGCAAGGTCTTTGGCGCCACAGGGGGGGGAGCCAGTACAGGTGGGGTTGCCTGGACAGTGGGACAAACTGGCGGCTACCTCCCCGGGGCAGGCGGCGGAGGCGGCTGGCCTTATGGCGAGGGAGGCCGTGCCGGTCGCTTAACACAGGCGGAACTGCTGGAGGTTGGGACGACCTTTTCCTATGTGGGGGATGACGCCAGTAATGTTCCCTTCCCAGGTTCATATGGTAGTCCTGGGACCCGATTGACTCCGGGGGAGGGGGGAGTCGCCCAGGAGGTCTCCGTCACTGCCGGGTTTACCCCAAAACCCATTCTTCGCTCCCTGGCGGGCGGGGCTGGGGGATCGAAGATCGGCTTGGGGACTGGGGGGGTTCCGGTTAATAATGGTGAAGGGTCTATTTACTTTCCCCCTGGTTTTGGCTTCTACTTCAGCTATTATGGGGGGGCTACCGCAGGCAAGCGGGGACAGGCAGCTACGGGCGGGCGATTTATCACCTGGGTCGGCAGCAATCCAATCAATACCAAGGGGAATATTGCCGCTTAACAGGCGGCAGCCCATTGTGGTTTAATACTGACCACTACAAACGAGAGGTGAAGTACCATGGCTCTTACCACGGGTAATTTTCTGAGCGACAGCGGAGCACCGGACCCGGAGGTCGGGGTTGATGGTGATCACTACCGTAATACCGCCAACGAGGATGTCTACTTCAAGGCTTCCTCGATCTGGAGCTTGATCGGCAACCTGGGTTCCGGCGCGGATGGCGTTGGCTCCACGATCCTGGATGACGACGGCGAACCGGGTGGTGAGCTGGGCTCTGATGGGTTCTATTACATCGACCGCATCAGCCTGAACCTGTGGAAGAAGGTCTCCGGCATCTGGGATTTGATCGGTGGCCTCGTCGGCGCCCCGACTCCCGGCACCCTGATCTCCCGTGGTACGGTTGTCCCGGATGATGGGTTCGGCGTGGACGGTTATTACTACTTCCGCATCGACACCGGTGACCTGTACCACAAGGAGGGAGGCTCCTGGACCCTGGAAGGCTCCTGGCTGGCTACCCCGGCGCCTGCCTCTTCGATCTTCCTGGCCGGCCCTGGCGCCCCGGCAGGTATCCTGGGTGAGAACGATAACTACTATCGTGATACCGACAGCCAGGATATCTACCAGAAGCAGGCTGATTCCTGGGTCCAGATCGGTAACTGGCTGGGTGGTGGTGGCGGATCCTCGGGTCCGTTCGAGGTGGGTACTTGGGATATGACCGGGGCGATCAGCCCGGCTGTGCCTGGCGCCACGGTGTTGAGTGCAACCCTGGGTGGGACCGCTCCGGCATACACCCTGACCCCCGATGCCACCCTGACGGGTGCCGGCCCTATCTACTGGGCGGTAGCTGAAAGTGTATCCGGCCTGCCGGTCTCTGGTACCGATACCCTTTGGGCGGACTTCACTAAGCCCGATTATATCGGTGGTGATAACCTGTTCGTGGTAGGCTTTGCCATTGTTAATGAGAGCGCGACGATTGCCGACGTGATTGCGTCGTTTATGGAGGACCCCGTCACTGGGGTTTGGGGAGCCATTCTCTTCAGCTCACACCAAGGTCCTGGGGCGTCCGGTATCGGCACCCGTATCATCACGAACGGAGTCGGCGGCAGTACCAGAATGGATAACGACGTCAATGCCACCGGTGGCAGCAATATCGGGGGGGGTATTGATTTCACCACCATGACCTTGGTCTACCAGCGCGATGGTGGCACGGTCAATGTTGGCAATGCCCTCGACCTGACGGGCATGCCCTTGGGTGAGACGTTCAAGATCGTCCACCTGCTGGCCTTTACTGGCTCGAGCACCGTCAGCTTCGCTGATGGCTCCCTGACCTATACTCCCTCCTCGGAGGCGTTCGGCCGTACTGGCTTCGGAGCCCCTGGTTCTGCCATTCCCCCGATGGGAGCTCAGGATGGGGATGTCTTCGAGGTCACTGCTCCCGGCAGTTTTGGTGGCTCCACCACCCAGGTGGGGGATTTCGCCCAGCTGTATGACAATGAGAGCAAAATCATTGTTACCCGTGTGGCTGATGTCACGGCTGCCGAGGTTGCTGCTGACCTGGCCGCCGCTGTGGTTACCCTGGAGGGGGCAGATACCGCCCTTGATGGCCGTCTGGATACCGCCGAGGCATCCCTGATCGACCATGGTACCCGTATCGGGGATCTGGAGGCTGCCGTGACCAGCCTGGGTACCTATGGTTCCCTCGTGGTGGAGGCGATTGACATCCCGGCAGGACACACGGTTACCCCCTATAGCCTGGAGTTCGGGGCCTCTGGTGATGGTGGCTACCGTGAGCTGACAATCAACGAGAACGGGGCCCGCATCAGTCTGGCCGCCGCCAGTGGTTTCATCCCGACCCGTACCCTGGTTCGCTTCAAGTCCAGTCCGGGTCTGGGGGATGAAGACCGTGTGGTGTTCGACTACTCCAGCCAGGCGGGGGGTGGAGCGATCATCATCCCGAAGAAGAGCTTCCTCAAGGCAGTCTATGAGGTCATCTTCGACGGTCTCGGCGGCTGGAAGATTACGGCAATCCCGGTCGAGGACCACATGTACATCCGCACCCTGGCGGATGGTACCTGGACGGATCAAGCAAACCGGGATGCCTCGACGTCTTATCAGGTGTTGGACATTACTGGTATTGGCACGGGCGGGGCGGTGGGGGCAGCCATCCCGAACCCGTGGCAGTTCCAAGGGGGGGAGGTCTTGGTCAGCCTGATCGGGGGTGGCGGAGACTCCATTACCGACCTGGTCCTGAGTAATCCGGTCATCACGGGGAGCCTGGCGCAGATTACGCTGAACGCTACCGGCCCCTTCGTGCCGGGAGATAGCTTCAGCATCAAGGCCCGTCGGACGATGGTGGGGGGTTTCCCGAAGTGGGTATACTCCGCCCAGAAGCTGAGCTCCAACGCTTAACCGCGTAGGTTAGAAGACCCCGCCTCGGCGGGGTTTTTTATTTGTTCGATTTTTGTCTTTACGGTATCCTGTCCAGAACCTGGAGGATACCCATGTTCGAGCTCCGAATCCCTTGCCTTGATAGCCAGCAGCGGCCGATGCCGAACCAGCAGGTCGTGGTGTACTTGGCGGACGGGGTCACGCCGGCGGCGATCTTCGACCTCAACAACACGCCGATCTCGAACACGTTGGTCTCTGACAACTCAGGCCTGATCCACTTCCGTATCGTCTCCGAGGTTATCCTGAAGTTCCAGCCCAAGTATGGGTCGGTGCTCGGTGCTGTGCTTCCCCTGTACACCCCGCGAGTAATCTCCGAGCCGGTGGGGGAGCTGCCCATCCTGCGGGATACCGACCTGATCTACGTCCTGGTCGGTAACCGCACGCTGGTAACCCCCCTCAGCTGGTTTCGGGACTACCTGGCCCTCCAGGATGGGCTGTCCGCATATGAGCTGGCCGTCCAGGAGGGGTTTACCGGGACCTTGGAGGAGTGGTTGGCTTCCCTGAAGGGGGATCCGGGCGACGTTGGGCCTCAAGGCCCTGTTGGTCCTTATGGGCCGCTGGCGGAGGTAGTGCCGACCTTCGCAGCGATCAATATTACCGGACTTACAGCGGCTAAGTATTTCATCGTCGAAGCCGATGAGACGAACGACGGCCTCCGCACCACCTATCTTTTCGACGGAGCCTCCCTGATGTGGCTGCCGATAACGGAGGTCTAAGACAATGGCTCGATTCATACCGGTAAAACGCCCAGACGGTTCGGAGGTTGCCTCCGATCAGACCGTCGCCAATCTGGGGGGCGGGAAATCCCTGGCGGATGTCATCACCTCGCTGGGTACCAAAACCCTGGGGAATATCTTCGATGCCGTCACTGACCTCCAGGGCCCAGACTCGAAGACCTTGACCGACGTCGTCACCTCTCTGGGAAGCAAGACCCTGGGGGATATCTTTGATGCCGTTGGGGGGTTGAAAGGTGCCGGGTCCAAGACCCTGACTGATGTGGTTTCCGCTTCGGATCTTACCACGGATGCCGTTGACAGCCTGAAGGGTACTGGGGCCCAGACCCTGACCGATGTGGTCTCCGCTTCGGATCTTACCACGGATGCCGTGGATAGCCTGAAGGGTACCGGATCCAAGACCCTGACTGATGTGGTTTCCGCTTCGGATCTTACCACGGATGCCGTGGATAGCCTGAAGGGTACCGGATCCAAGACCTTGACCGACATTGTCACCTCACTGGGCACCAAGACCCTGGAGAATATCTTCGATGCCGTCACCGACCTCAAGGGGTCAGGCTCGAAGACCTTGACCGACATTGTCACCGCACTGGGCGCCAAGACCCTGGAGAATATCTTCGATGCCGTCACCGACCTCAAGGGGTCAGGCTCGAAGACCTTGACCGATGTAGTGACCGCATTAGCAGGACTTCCAGTTTCACTCGGCGCAAAACTCTCTGCTGCCAGCTTATCTGTCACCCCCGCCACTGATGCTGTCGTCGTGGTAGCCGGCAAGTCGGCTGTGGGGGAGCTCCCCACCGTGAACCCCGTAGGGGTTGCCGGTGTGGACCTCAGTGGGTTTAAGCGCACGCTCCGGATGGATGCACTGGGTCAGATCTTCGCCACTGAGCAAGACAGCGAGGTATTCACCGCGTCTGCGGCAGCCGCTTCCGTGCTGTTCACGGCTGACATGACTAACTGGCGGTCGGTGCTGCTACAGGTTACTGATGCTGGGACGAGCTGCACGATCATTTACGAGTGCAGTAACGATCAGAGTGTGTGGTACCCAGTGATGGGAAACTACACAAACTATAGCGTCAACGGTACTCTAGCGGCCATCACGACTGATGCTACCACGGCTACTGTACAAATACAGTTCCCCAAGCGCGCTAAATACTTCCGTGCTCGTGTGTCTGTGTATGGCTCAGGAACGGTGTCGGTTGCTTACACACTGAGCCTTGAAGATGCCACTTCGGCAGCGGCCATATCCGTCTGGGGGCAAGCAGCGCAAGGTTCCACTGTTAATGGAAACCCAGTAACTATCGGCATTGAGAGCCGGACTTCCCGCAAAAACTCTGTTACTAACGGTGGCGTGGTACGCCCCATCGGCACAGTTGACGGTAAGCTGATCGTCCGCTCACACAGCATCCCCGAAAATGAATGGCAATACGCAGCGGCAAGTGGTGGCATCACTAATACAACTACTGCGGCAACTCTTGTTGCAGCGCAAGCGGCAGGTGTTCGTAATTATCTAACCAGCCTGCAAGTAGCGTC